ACAATAACTGCTGTAGCAGCATCCCCTTTCCTATTCGCTGGTGCGGCTTTTGCTGGTCCATACGTTAATTTGGAAGCAACTGGTTCTTATCCTGATGGTGCATATACCTCTGGTGGAATCGAAGCAGTAGTCGGATACGAGGGAGAAACAGAATCAGGAATCGGATACTATATTTCTGGTGGTCCAACAGTTACTCATACAGAAACAACTGACGAGTTCGGTGATGTAGAATTCATCGGTTATGTCGGTGGTTCATATGATAAGTTCTACGGTGAACTATCTGCAGTAACCAACGAAGACCTTGTTGATTGGGGTGCAAAAGCAGGTGTTAAGTTTACATTCTAGGCTTTAGTAACAACTTTATACGAGACTCCTTCGGGAGTCTTTTTTTATGTGTAGAAATAATAACAAGAAGTTTAAGAGAAGGTAAACGGTATACAAAGATACAGTTAAGGACTAATATATAAAAAGGTTTATTCTCAAAAACTAATGAAAGCATTCGCAGTTGCCCTGCTCGGTCTATTCGCACTGACCCCTGTAGCAGAAGCAAGAACAAGATTGAGTGGTGCAGGTGCATCATTTCCATCTAAAATCTATAGTCGTTGGTTTTACGACTTAGCAAAGGAGAAAGGGCCTAGAGTTAACTATCAAGCAGTTGGTTCGGGTTCTGGAAGAAAAGCATTTATTGATCAGACTGTAAACTTTGGTGCGTCTGATGATCCTATGAAACAAAAGGACATAGACAAAGTAACAAGAGGATTAGTTCAGATACCTATGACAGGTGGAACTATCGCATTTGGATATAACAATCCTGACTGTGACCTTAAGTTAACTCAACAACAGGCAGTTGAAGTTGCGATGGGTATTATAGACAACTGGAAAGAACTTGGATGTGATGATCAGAAGTTAACTTGGGCACATCGTTCAGATGGTTCTGGAACAACTAAGGCATTTACAAATAGTATGCAAGCATTTTCAGAAACTTGGACATTAGGCACAGGTAAGTCAGTTGCTTGGCCAGTTGGTGTCGGTGGTAAAGGTAATGCAGGAGTTGCAGGAGTAATTAAAAATACACCTGGTTCAATTGGATATGTAAATCAATCTTATATTGATGATGTTGTAAGACCTGCAGCATTACAAAATAAGTTGGGTGATTTTGTATTACCATCTGTAGATGCAGGAGCAAAGGCACTTAATGGTATCACTCTTGATGAGAACCTTGCAGGAACTAATCCAAATCCAGAAGTAGAAGGAGCATATCCTATTGCTACATTGACTTGGATACTTGCATATGAAACAGGTAACGGTAAGAATACAGATGCAATCAAGACAACTCTATCAACTCTATTGAGTGATGAGTATCAGGACAAAGCACCTAAACTAGGATTCGTTCCTTTGAAAGGTAACATTCTTGAGAAAGCACGAGATGCAGTCGAGAAGATCGGCAAATAAATTTAGAGGGTGTTAAACACCCTCTTTTTTTATGCATTGACAGATGAAGACTGGTGAGGTAAAATGACTTTTAGTTCCCAAAAAAGTCGAAAAAAAAATTCTGGGCATTTTTTACCAAATAGGTTTTTATGATTAAAAAGTTACTTAAAAAGTATTTCGACCTTGTTAAAAAAGTCGATGAAAGGCATTATTGGCCACTTTTCATATTTCTGTCATGTTACTTTGTAGTACCATATTCAGAATTCGTGATTACAGCACTTATTATCCTCTACTTCAAATTTGAGGGTACATTCCGTAAATGGGGTGGCAGACTCATAAAACCATTTCCTGAGTGGATCAGATTTGGTGGATCTACAATTTTCTTCCTTGTTATGTTAGATGACACACTTGCATATCTCAGTATCATAGCAGTTGGTATCTGGACTAATAGACAACTTAAGAAAGAAAAAGAGAGGGAGGAAAAACTAAATAAGAATTTAGACTCTAATCCAGAATGAACTTCACAGTGTATTCAAAGGATGGATGCCCTTACTGCACCCGAATCAAACAAATCCTAGATTTGTGTCAATTCAAATATCAGGAATATAAACTAGACGAGCATTTTGACAGATTTGCTTTCTATGAAGAATTTGGAGGAGGATCGACTTTTCCTCAAGTTCTTCTAAATAACAAAAAATTAGGTGGTTGCACCGATACAGTAAAATACTTAAAAGAACACAATTTATTAGATGGATCCAGAAGACACTCTAGTTGACATTATTGAAGAGGTTTATGACCGAGCAATTCTTAAAACAGGTCGTAATACATTCAATATGGCAAAATACCTTGAGGAGAACAATTTCAAGAAAAGTGACGTTACCAGATTTGTAGAGTCTGGTACAGCAGGAAACATATCTTGCACAATAGATGATCTCGATCACTACATAAAGCATGGGGGTCAGGACATAAAAGGAGCATATCCTAATTTGAATACTGACGATGCTCGTAAAATAAGAAAATTTCTATATGGAATACTGAGTGATGCGTGGAACTACGAACAAGCAAAGAAACCGAAAAGACGTAAAAGAATACGAACTAAATAAAGGCATAGAAGTTATGCTTCCAAGAAGCAGGAGGAGACGTAAACCCAGTTGGTTTGATCGCACCTTCTTTTTCTTTAGGTGGTCAATTCGACTCAGAATAGACTTATTGAGGAACGCAAATGGAAACTAACATAATCCTATTTTTCTCCGCTGTAGGAATGATAATCACATTCGGCATGGGCGGTATTATAGGTTGGATTTATAAATCCGCTGTGGACACCCACACACACAAACGTCAGTTGGATAATCTTCATCCAGAGTTTTTAGATGGCAATGGATCATACGTAGAAGAAGAACTCTTAGCAGTTCGTTTTACAGATCCAGACGACCTACTTGACGAAGACGACGAAGACTGATATAATTATACAAACTGTGACTTGAAATGGCACCAAGAAAATTACCAAAAGATGCATTATTAACTGAAATACTCCAAAAAGTATCTTCTGCTAAAACTAAAAAAGAAAAGGTAGAGTTACTCCAAGAGTACAATAGTCAAGGACTTCGTTCTTTGTTAATCATCAATTTTGACGACTCATTAGAGTTTTTACTACCAGAAGGTGAAGTTCCCTTTACACCTAATGACGCTCCTGCAGGAACAGAGCATACTCGTCTAACACAAGAGTATAGAGGTCTCTACAGGTTCTTTAAGGGCGGTGACGCATCTATTAAGGGTATGAGACGCGAACAGTTGTTTGTACAACTCCTAGAGGGTTTACACGCTGATGAAGCAAATATGCTAGTATCTGCATGTAATCAAGATTTACAATCTAAGTATAGAATCACTAAAGCAGTGGTTGCCGAAGCATTTCCATCAATAGAATGGGGAAACAGAGGATGATCTGGGAGGGTAATCAGGAAATAGAAGAAGTTGCCGACAAGTATCAACTTACCTTCTTACATATTGATTGCACTCAAGATAAAAAGGCAGACAAGAAGTTGCCTACAAATGCTTGGATAGTTACCTACCTTGATCGCAAGGATGGTAGTGAAGAATTTGCACCACACTATGATATAGTGATGGGTGTTAAAATGGACGTATTTAACTGCTACTATGACAAACTCAGAGACGGATCCAGAATCAAAGATATTGGATGGTGTAACGGAGGAGTTTCTCCACCCCTCTTCGATAAAAAATCATATCTCAAAACTAGCGGATCAGGCACTGAAAAGAAAACCTGAGAACTTTGATTTTGAGTCTGATACAACAGATATAGACGAACTTGCTGACGAAATATTTGATGCGTTACACGACCATACGCATAAATACCTACATGAAGAGTAGAAAAGCAGCAAAAATCTTAATTAAACGAGCGAAACAAAACCCTGATTTGTATAGTGCACAAGAAGTGCAATTTGCAAAACTATTCCGAAAACATGAAAGTAAAACTAGTGACAGTGACTCCAGATGCAGAGAAGCAAATGGGTTACATAGCGAGGGTAAGCAACCCACAGAATCAAGGTAATCCCGCAGTAGCAGGATTATTAGGATATTGTATAAAACATGGGCATTGGTCAGTTTTCGAGCAAGCACATATGACAGTCGAAATAGAAACGACTAGGGGTATAGCAGCACAAATATTAAGACATAGATCATTTACATTCCAAGAGTTTAGTCAGAGATACGCAGACTCATCTATGTTAGGAGAAGAAATTCCTATGATAGATTTGCGTAGACAAGATGATAAGAATAGACAGAATAGTATAGATGATATCGATCCTTTTGTTAAACAA